TATTAGTATTGCTTCATATTGCACTCCTGCGTCTAAAATAACATACACTCCAGTTTCTGGTGCATTTAATACTGAAACTAATGTGGGTGGTCTTGCTTCAGGTTCTGCTCGTCGCATTAATGGAGATTCACAAGTATGTTTAAATCGTGGTGATGTTATCACAGGTGGAACATCTGGTGCTACTGCAGTTGTAGTTGGTAAAGAATTTAATCCAGATACTAATGCATACGCATTATATGTTGTTAATATTGTTGGAACATTTAGTTCTACTGAAACAATCACTGGATCTGTTTCTGCAGCTACTGGTACTGTTGGAACTGTAACAATCGGTTCTCTTGGTGGTAATTTAGTTAGTAACTTTAATGGTGATATACAATTATTGTTTAAAATCCCAAATACAGATGCATTAAGATTCCGTTGTGGTACTCGTGAATTTAAACTTGTTGATGTGTCAACAGCTGATGGTGACTTTACTTCTCGTGGTCGTGCAAACTATCGTGCAGAAGGTATTTTAGAAACTCGCCAACAAACAGTACACTCAGTTCGCAATGCAGAGTTAGTAGAAGAACAAGTTTCAGAAAATCAAGTTATCGTTCAAACTGCAGATCGTATTGTTGCCGATACTGGTTGGTGGGATCCTCTTGCTCAAACATTCTTAATTGAACAAAAAGGTGGTTGCTTCTTATCTAAAGTAGATGTGTTTTTTGCAACTAAAGACGAAAAAATTCCAGTTATGTTGGAAATTCGTGAGGTTGTAAATGGATATCCTGGAAAGCGTGTTTTACCATTTAGTCGTGTCACATTAAAGCCAGAGCAAGTAAATTTATCTGGCAGCACTGTAACTCTTGATAGTGTTTCAGTTAATAAGTGGGATACTGCAACAACATTTACATTCCCTTCTCCAGTTTATGTTCAAGAAAATACAGAATATTGTATCGTTTTAGCATCTGATTCAAATGCATATAAAGTTTGGATCTCTCAAGTTGGTGAACAAATGCCAGGAACTGCTCGTACTATTTCCGAGCAACCATATCTTGGCTCGTTATTTAAATCACAAAATGCTTCTACTTGGACTGCTGACCAAACACAAGACTTAAAATTTGTTTTATATCGTGCTAAATTTGATACAAGCGTACAGGCTAATGTTGAATATGTAAACGATTTAATTCCTTTTCAGACTTTAGGAACAGATCCATTTGAAACACGAGTTGGGCAAACAAAAGTTCGTGTCTGGCATGACAATCATGGTATGCCATCTGGATCCCGTGTAACAATTAGTGGTGTTGCTGCAGCAGTGAATGGTATTCCAGCTGCAGAATTAAATACAACACATATTATTAGTGATGTAGATCTAGACTCTTATGTTGTTACTGTGGCTACTACTTCTGCAACTGCTTCTGGTTATAGTGGCAGTACTGGTGTTAAAGCTACAAGAAATCTACAATATGATGCAGTTCAACCAGCAGTTCAAATTCAGACATTCTCTGAAACACAAGTTGATTTTGGAATTAAAACAACTACTGGTAAATCTGTAGACTCAACCACTCAAACAGCATATGTGCAAGATGCATCTTTTAGTGGAGTTCTTGCAAATGAGACTAACTATTTCACTGCTCCAAGAATGATTGCTTCTGAGATTAATGAAACTAATTCTTTAAGTGGGAATAAATCTGTAACTATGAATGTTACATTTAGCACCACAAATAATGCACTATCACCAATTCTTGATACACATCGTACAAGTATGATTGTTATCAATAACAAAATCAATGAGCCAACTGAAAGTAACATGAATGTGGCTGGACTTGATTATAATGTTATTTTAAATGGTCTTTCTGGTGTTACTGTTGCAGGGAATCAGATTACAACTTCTACTAGAAATGCTCAATTTAAAACAGCAACTGTTGGTAAATATCTAACTATCGCTGGTGCATCTTCTGGATCAAGCACTCGTTTAATCACTGCAGTTGCTTCAGATGGTAGTTCTATCACTTTCTCCGCAGCACCAGACGCAATTACTGGTAATGCAACTTTAACTCAGCGTGAAAGATTCGTTGATGAGATTGCTCCAATTGAGTCTTCAAGTTATAGCAAATATGTAACTAAGACTGTTAATTTGGCAAATCCTTCTAATTACCTAAGAGTTCGTTTTGCTGTTAATTTACCAGCAGAAGCGTCAGTTGAAGTTTATTACAAAACTGCTGTCGTTGGATCTACAGCGTCATTTGACTCTGTGCCATATACTTTAATGACAGTTGACACACCTATTGTTAATTTTAGTAATGGAACAGACCGATTTGTTGATGCTAGTTTTTCTGAGACAGATATGGAAGCATTTGACGCAGTTAAATTAAAACTAGTCATGAAGTCAGATAATAGTTCTGAAGTTCCAAGAATTAAAGATCTTCGTGTAATAGCGTGTGCATAATGGAATTTGTTAAAATACAAGATAGTGATAGTCTGATTAGAGATTTGTCCAGTGGTGCGGTGATAAATACTAATACAACAGACTATCAAAACTATCTTGCTAGAAAAAATTCTTCTAAAGATATGAAGCAACAAATTAAACAAAATTCTGATAAGATTGAAAAGATTGAGTCAGATTTATCAGAGATTAAGCAATTGCTTATTACTCTTATTAATAAGGAACGATAATGGCAGTAATCGTATTACGATCAGTTAAAGGCAGTCCGCTTACGATTGCAGAGGCAGACGCTAATTTCACCAATCTAAACACTGAGGTTGGAACTAAACTAGACACTACATCTTATACCGCAGCAGATGTTTTAAGTAAACTTCTAACTGTTGATGGTTCAGGATCTGGTTTAGATGCTGATAGACTAGATGGATTGCAGTCTGCTACTGCAAATACAGTCAGCACTATTGTTGCTCGTGATTCATCTGGTAATTTTTCTGCAGGAACTATTACTGCTACAACTTTTGTTGGTAATGTAACAGGTAATGTAACAGGCAATTTAACAGGAACTGTTACTGGTAATGCAACTAATGTGGATGGTACTGTAGCGATAAACAATGGTGGTACTGGTGCAACTACTGCTGCAAATGCTAGAACAAATCTTGAGTTGGGCACTATGGCAACTCAAGCGTCTAATAGTGTATCAATTACTGGTGGCTCTATTGCTGGCATCACAGATTTAGCAATTGCTGATGGTGGTACTGGTGCTTCTACTGTTATTCAAGCCAGAACAAATCTTGGTTTAGTTATTGGTTCAGATATTCAACCATTCTCAAATGACCTAACAGCATTATCTGGTTTAGGTTCAAATGGTATTATTGTAAAAACTGGAACAGGTACAGCTACTAGCAGAACAATTACTGCTGGTAACTCTATATCAGTGACTAATGGTGATGGAGTTTCTGGTAACCCAACTGTTGCATTATCAAGCACTCCAGAAGTTTCTGCAATTATTAAAACTGGAACTAATGGTTCTGGTAATATTGGTCAAACTGGTAATCGTTTCGGTACTATTTTTGGAACTGCAACAACAGCTCAATATGCTGACTTAGCAGAAAAATATACAACTGATGTAGAGTATGAAGCAGGAACTGTATTAGCAGTAGCAATTAATGGTACTGCAGAAGCAACTCAAACATGGCAGTCTGGACAAAGAGTTCTTGGTGTTATTTCTACCAATCCAGCATTTTTAATGAACGATGACGCTGATGGTCAAGCCATTGCACTTCGTGGTCGTGTTCCAGTTAAAGTTGTTGGTTCAATTCGCAAAGGACAACCACTAATCTGCAATCAAGACGGTAAAGGTATGTATGGTGATACTAGCAACTCATTTGCAATAGCATTAGAAACAAATGAAGACGCTAATGTTAAACTTGTTGAATGTGTAATTTTATAATGATTCATGATAACTCAACCAATTGTCTTTCATAAGACAAATGTATCTCTTTCAGATATACTAATCCCAAAAGATTTAGTGGTCTATCTCAAGACCACTGAAACTTGCCAACTCAACTGCCAACACTGTTTTACAAATGGTGTCAACGGCAAAAAGATATACTTTAATCCCGAACATACTGTAGAGTGGTTTGAACGACTCTACGAGGAATGTCCATCTTTTAATGGTGGGAATATTACATTTCATGGAGGTGAGCCATTTCTTGCTCCATTAGAAGATATGTACTATGTCTGGAATAAAGTATCTAAACTATTTCCTAATCTTAACTGGTCGTGTTCAACTAACCTATGTTTTAATTTAACTGAAGATCACATGAAGTTTTTTAGAACAGTTCTAAAAAATGGATTCTGTACTTCGTGGGATAAGGGTATTCGATTCGAAAATGATAAACAAGAGGGTCTTTGGAGAAAGAATCTTAAAACTTTAGTTGATGCTGGGCATAATATTACGCTTAATATTAGTCTAAACAAACAGCTACTAGAGATGGATACCACTGATTTAGTTCTATGGCTTAATACTCTGGGTGTTAATTGGGTACAGTTTGAACGACTAACCCACGATGGCTCGGCTTTGGAAAACACTCATATTTTTCCTGCAAATAAAGAACTAGACGACTGGTTTATTAGAATGCATGAAACCTATCAGACAATAAAACCTAAATATAAAGATGTCCTACTGGAAGGTGTGTATTCTTCTTTAACAAAAGGAATACATGGTGGAGTTCGTTGCAGAGATTGTGAGCAGAAGATTTTTACAATTAATGCCGATGGAACTGTAGCTGGTTGTCCAAACGCTGCAGTTGGTAATGGGTTTGGGGATATATTTCAGCCCATTAGAACTTTACTCTCCGCCAGAGGAAGAATAAATAACATTACATGCGAGATCGAAAGAGACCCTCGTTGCTATACCTGTGATGTATTTGATATCTGTAATAGCGACTGCCATCAATTGAAATGGCAAGGAGATATCTGTGCAGCACCGAAAACACTAATGCAAAGGTTAAAGAATGACAACAGCTGGCGATAATATAACAAAAGCAAATATTGTTGCTTCAATGGAAGCTCTTAGAAATACCGCTAATGCAGGTATCGTCTGGCACAGTGGCAACCAACCATTTCAAACAGATATCACTGGTGGTGATGATACTGGGTATGCTAACCAGTCATTTGCAGACGATATTTCTGACACAAACATAACTGCTTCTACAATTGTCGCAAACTTTAGAAATTACGCAACTTTACTTTCAAGAATTAGAAATGTTCTTTTGGAAAAATATTATCAAATTCAAGGCGACCCTACTGCTCGCTTAGATTATCAGACAGCAAATACGACAAATTTAAATTCAAACTACGCAGCAGATATGTCGACATATGGGTTTAATGCTGGCGATACAATTAATGCAACTAATCTAGACCAATTTGTAGGAAACCTTGCTGCAGCAATTTCTTTAAACAGAAGTACTACTGTTGTTATTACAGAATATTATTGCCATAGTAACTGTCATGGTTCTTGCCACGGAAGTATTTAATGTATAGTGTCCCATTTGATTCTGTTACTTTAAAAAGTATTATTACAGGAGAGCTAGACTCGCCTAAAATTGATTATGTAAACTCAAGTATTAAAGGTAAAAATTTTATTACCTATTTTAGTAATTTAAAATATAAAACAGTTGATATTGACTTTACAGATGTTTCTGCTGATGAGAAGAAAACTCTACTTCTTGAATACATCAAACATAATTCAACTGCAAATATTGAACAGTTATTGGCCAGTATTGTTAAAAGTATTTTTTATCAAAAAGGATATAATCTATCTTTAGTTGATAATTCAAAATTAGATATTGAATTTTTACAAAAAAGTGTTTTAACCAATTCTGAAATAGAACAATTTGTTAAAGAAAACAAAGAATTGATTAAATCACTTTGTGATATTTTAGATGGAACTTTACTTTATGCAATTAAAAATTTAAATGCTTATAAAGAAGAACTTGGAGATTTTATAACAAATAACATAGTAGAAGAAAAACAGGAAATAGGAAAAACATTCGTTAATCTATTTCAAAACGAAACTTTCAATTCTCACTATTATGCATCAATTCCAAAATTTGATGAAATTAAATATTTTGATTTTTACTTTGATAGACCAATCTATTCAGGTAAGACACTCATGACTTATATAACAGGTGAATGTATTATTTTCCCTCTGTTAAAGATGATATTAGATAATTCATTTACTCCACAACAATTACAAAATATTTACGAAGAGACAAATGCTACATCTCTATAACTCTTGTTATGCATATCCATATGCAATGTTTGATCCATCTTCTGCAGATTATATTGTAGTTGGCGATAAACACGCAATTTTAGGCACAGGAGTTGAAAATAGTTTTTATTATAATAATGTAGTTATACATCAGTGCTATGCTCGTTTTAAAACATATGAAGATTTTATTAATAGTAATCTACTATTACCTGCATTTAGTAATAAACAAAAATTTATTATCTATTGCGATAACGAAACTTTAGTTAAGTTATTTACAGCTAAACTTAAATCACATATTCAATTTTTTGATAATAATTTATATTTTGAACTCTGCAAACTATTTGGTATTCGTTTAAAAATTAAATCAAAACTAATTGATTCTTCTAATAAACAAATTATTAATAATCTTGGTGAGACTTTTATAGAATTAAATTCTGTACCAGATGTTGACAAGTTTCCAATAGATCCTTATTGGATTTGGGAAAATGCTGAAATTGAATGGAAAGTTGCGAATAGAAATTGTGGTGTTCCTAACAATCATATTAACATATTAAACGATCTTGTAAATCGTTATGTTTATTCGTTTTTTGGTGACGCACGAGAAAGTTATCTTTCAAGAAAATCTGATGGCTGGGCAGTAGACACAAATAACCAGCAATTTAGAACAGTAGTTTGTATGAAAGAACTATACATGGAAATGCGAAAAGAATTGGCATTATTTACAGATCCATTAATTTTACAATTTTTTGAAACTGGTGTCACAGAAGAACTATTAAATAATCCAAAATTTTTATTAATGTTATCCAGTGATAAAATAGACATTTGGTTGTTTAGGTGGTTAATGAAATTACCACAATCAAAAATTACACAGTTGGGATTAATAGCATGATATATCTTTTCGATAACTGTTATCTATCAACTACAAATAGTATTGTTGAAACTTCCAAACAAATTTGGATAGGTTCACATCCAAAATTGAGTCAAGATCCAATGGTTCATCTTACATATGATATTTTACATTCATATGAGGAGATTAATGATGACGAACTTGACGAATTATTTAATGAAGTTCATCAGGATCATTCAGATGTAAAAACTGTAATTTATTGTGATGTCAAAAACTTTATGTATGTATACTCATACTTTTTCAATGGCATCTTAGAAACTGCTGCAGTTAAAGAATTATATTCATATGATAGGCTTAAAGAGAATTATAGAATTGGAACATTTGCAACTAGAGATGTAGAGTTTGTTGATTTACCTAAAACCCTAAAGGGAACTGATACTGCATCTACATTCTCATCTTTATTAACATATACTCGAATTGAGATTGCATTTGCAAATTCTGTAAGAGGAAACCAAGAGGCACTAAAGTTTTGCACAGATCGTATAAACGAAATGTATGATGGGTCTCCTGGATTTTGGACAAAATATGCGGAACAATCTCTTCCAGCTATTATGTCAGATTCAGAATTTACTATACAAAATTTACTTGATAATAATTACAGAGAAACATATCTTGATCAATTTAAAGTAGATGAGTTTCTTCCAAATCAAATTGTCCCTATAATTAAAAATAAATTCGGATTTGATTACCATAAACATTTCTTCACTGTAATAAACGATGATGAAAATTATGAAGTATTTTTAGAACCGATCCTTGAAATGACAAAAGAAGAATTTATTGAGAACCGAGTTCTAGATGCTTCTATTGCTATTCATTACAATTTAATTTTTCCAAATCTTTCTAACTTCGATTCAGTCAATCCTATTTTCTGGAACATGATTTTAAAGAACCACAATAATACAACATGGCTTAATAAGTATAAAGTGAAAAATGGAACTTATAATCAAACCAACGGAACTTTGTAACTTTAAGTGTAGTTTTTGCTCATCGACTAAACTGGTAGAAGATAAAGCAAGTACACTTAATCTACAGCATGTATTTGACTTTCTAAAAAGATTCCCAAACACAAATACAATTATCGTTAATGGTGGCGATCCATTAATGGTAAAACCAGAATACTATTTTCAAATTCTGGAGTATATCGAGGAACATAAACTTCCAACAACGATAGGGCTAACGACCAATCTCTGGGCATTTTATAAGAAACCTGAGATGTGGAC